ACCCGACGCGCTCGTCCCGATCCCGACGTTGCCGCTGGCGTCGATGCGCATACGTTCAGAGCCGGCAGTGCTAAACGCTACCGCGTCAGCAGATGGCGACCACATCCCGGTGTTGAGGTCGCCCGTGAAGGTGTAAGACGGCGTGCCGACTGCACCGAGGCCGTTGGCGATGCTGGTAGCCGAAGCCGCACCGAGGGTGGGAGTGACAAGCACCGGGCTGTTCGACAGCACAACAGAGGTGGTGCCGGTTGAGGTCGTAACGCCCGTGCCGCCGTTGGCTACGGCGAGGGTGCCAGTCACACCAGTGGTGAGCGGAAGCCCAGTCGCGTTAGTCAGCGTAACCGCCGAGGGCGTGCCGAGGTTCGGGGTAACAAGGGTCGGGCTGTTTGACAACACCACAGCGACCGTGCCAGTCGAGGTCGTAACGCCAGTCCCGCCGTTAGCGACCGGAAGCGTGCCAGAAACCTCCGAAGTCAGCGATACTGTGCCTGCCGTGAAAGCCGAAGTGCCGTTGCCCTTGACAACGCCAGTAAGGGTCGTCGCGCCAGTGCCGCCATTGGCAACAGCCAGCGTGCCGCTCAGGGTCAGCGTCCCGCTGCTGGTGATCGGCGAGCCGGTAAACGTCAGGCCGGTCGTGCCACCCGATGCCGCTACGGAGGTGACCGTGCCGACATACGTCGAGTCCGCCAGCACCTTGACGACGCCGCTGGCGTTTTCGAAGTAGAGCTTCTCGTCGGTGAGGTTGATCGCCAGTTCGCCCGCTGCGAGATTGGCCGCCAAAGGCACCGCAGCGGCTGTGGTCGAGCGGTAGAGTTGCACGGGCGTGAAGCCGCTCTGGGCCATCAGAAAGTTCCTCCGTCAGTCCCGCTGAGTGCAGGCCTTATTACGCCAATCCGTATAGCTGATTCAGGTAAAGCGAGAAAGCGTTAGCAGCAACTTCCTGAGCATCCGTCTGCGCATCCTGAGAGTCGGGACGCGGGTTCCTCACCGGAACAGGGTCAGGACGTAGCAGCAGGCGGCTGTAGTAGGGCTGAGGGACATCGTCGCAAGAGGCGCAGACGTAGAGCTTCAGGCCCACCGGGGTGGAGCCGCCACGGTAATCCTTCTTCTCCCGGAGGTGCGTGTGCTGCACGAGAAAGCCGCAGCCATCGCATATCGCAATAGCTCTCGGATCTTTCGCGTCGAACTCGGGCCCGGTCCGATGCTTCTTTCCGCGTCCAAATGCATACTGCATCAGTAGCCTCCGGTCGGATCAATGGTGATGCGAAGCGGTACGCGCTCACGGTCTTCCGCCGCGGCCCGTTCATAGGCGCCATCGGCGAGGCCCTGAAGGAACTGCAGGCGGTCGGGCGCGAATTTCACGGCCAGCTTGGCGGAAAGCCCGGCGGCGATTGCCTCCATCCAGCGGTTCGGCGCGTCCATACTGTCAGTGAATGCGCCAGCATCCTCTTGAATCTTCATCCGGTGATAGAAGAGCGTGACTCCTGCGCTTTGCGGCGCCTGCCAGATGTATATGCGTGGCGTGATCGTGCGGTCGAAATAATACTGGAACGGGCGCTCGCCGAGTTGGGACTTGTACGGAATGGCATCGTACTCAGCCCGGCTGATCGGCGACATCATCAGGTCGAGGTTCTGGCCGCCAGATATGGTGCGCGTATAGACCTGAAGCAGCGACACCGTGCGTGGCTGCAGGTCGTAGTAGAGCGTGCCCGGGGTAAGCACAATCGACTGCAGATCCACCGCCCACAGATTCGGGCCGTTGTTCGCCCAGTCGGAGAACATGTAGTTAATCGAGCGACGGGCGCTATCGATGTCATTCGAGGACAGCGTCGAGGGATTGCGGCCCACGCGCTCGTAGGCTTCCGTGATGATATCGATCTGTTCGGTGGTCCCGAACGAATATGTCCCCGAAGTGCTCATCTGAACCTCGCCGCCTTCTTAGCGATGGCCTTCGGCTGAGCGACAAACTGCTTACCGGCCTTTTTGCCTTCGCGCTTGGCTTTCGTTGTAGCAGCATATTCACCCGGCGTCAGCGCCTTAATCGCCGCCGCAGGGAGATAACGCTCGCCAGTCTTGCTCGACGGCTTGCCCGACTTCGTCGTCCACTTCTGATCGGTCCAGTCCTTGAGAGACTGCTGAGGTTTCCTAATCGGCATAGCTGCCGCCTTTGGCTTTATATTCCTTGGCCAAAAGCTGCGCCTTGCGCCCGGACCACTGCCCTGCCTTGGTGCCGTGAGTCTCTCGGCCCTTGATGCTGTTAAACAAACGCTCGCGCAGGCCGGGCTTGGTATAGTTCCCGGCCTCGTTCACACGCGATTGCTTGCGGCCACGCATTATTTGCCTTTAGCTTTTGGCTTAGCGGCAGGGGCAGGCGCAGCGATAACGGGAGCCGAGACCGGGGCCTTGAAACCCAGCATGTCCTGCAACTGATCCTCAGTGATAGCCTCCCACTCAGCGACAGTCATCGCCACTTCCTGACGTTCGCCCTTGGCATTCTGATATGCGCGCGTGATCATAGATGCTCCTATGCTGCGTAGATTTTAATCATTTGAAGCGTGATGCTATAGGTGTCCCCAGAGGAGGCACCCACGGTCGTGAAGTTGATGTCGCCGGTATTCCCAGCCCCTGCGTTGTTGCCGAGGATGGCCGTTGTATCGAAGTTGAACGTGTACATCCCCGGAGACACGATGAAGGCGCTGACGTCAGTCGTGGCATCCCACAGGATGTTGACGGACATCCCGTTGACGGACGCCTCGATGCGCCGAATGTTAACGCCGGTGCATTCCTTGCCGGCGTAGTTTGCCTTGAGAGTGGAAACATCGACCTTCAGCACGGCGGTCTCGCCAGTGCCGTCGGACACGTTGTTAAACTTCATGACGGCTTGGCTGTCGCCATCAAACAAAGTCTGCGAGTTGACTGCGTCAGCCATTATTTCATCCCTTTAAGAGTCATGGCGAAGCGAGCGCGCTGGCCCAGTTTACCGGGCGCTTTAGCGGCAGCTTCGAGCTTGCCAGCGGGGATCGGCTTGCCAGCCTTGGCCCCGAGTTGCTTACGGAGGGCGCCGGGCTTTTTAATGGCCTCGGCGATAAAATTCTTTTTACCGCGCATGTCAGCAGTTCCACGCCCTGAGAGACTTGTTGATCCGGCTATCCGGGTCGTTCGCCGTTTTAGCAGAAGTCAGCTTCTTTTTCATCCCCTTCATGCGGGCACAGAAGCTGTCGCGACGCGAGCCGCCTTCCGGCTGAGGACGCTTCAGATTGCTACCAGTAGCCGAATTATAAGCCTTACGGCCAGCCTCACTGAGACCGCCCTTGGGGTTCTTATGCTTCGCCTTGAACTGGAAATCTTTCTTCGCGCGCATCCCGGTCTCCATATAACTGGGGCGACCCGAAGGCCGCCCCAATCATTAGGCTTGAGTGACGCCGTAAAGGCCGGTCTGAGTATCGTCGTCAAGGACGAATACCCAGAGCGTCAGGCGCTTCGTACCGTCGGCAGCATCAGCGGGAGCAAAAGTACCACGAACGTCGCCAGTGGTTGTCGTAGCCGGGCTGGTCGTAACAGCAGCCGTGAACGTACCGGTCGTTACAAACGCGCCACCCCAAGCAGTCAGCACGTAGTTACGGCTGTCCGCACGGATCGGCAGGCCAAACACGTCACCCGTGCCGACGAAGAAGTCGGTGGCAGCAGCCGAAGCTGCGATGCTGGTGATCGTCTTGAACGCCTTCTTGCCAGAAACGGCAGTGGTGCCGTTCAGGGTGATCGCTTCCGACATCGGGATGCCGTAAACGTCAGTACCAGTCACGGTCAGGATGGCCGTGGCGGCGCCAGCAGCGTCGATGATGACAATGCGCGGCACGTCCAGAGTCACGGTGCCACCCGACGCCAGAGCGCCGTTCAGCAAGGCATTGCCAGCAGCCGCGAGCGTCTGTTGAGCGCAAATGCCGTCAGCGTCCAGCGTCACCGGAACCACGTCATAGACATTGACCGGCGACATAAAGACGCCGGGCAGACTTGCGGTGCCGTTGTTGGCGAAGTTCCTGCCTGCCCGAACGCCGTCAGAGAAATGAGTCATGATGTTTCTCCATAGCTAAGGGTGGGGCCGAAGCCCCACCCCCGGGATTTAGGAAGCGCCCTGCGAACCCCAGCCTGCGCGGAAGTTCGAGCAGCCGAACGAGTAACGCTCAATGGCTTTCGCCTTGAGGTTGTCGGTGTCGAAGTCCGTGTAGACGTCAGTTTCCAGCTTTTCACGCTCGTAGTACTTGAAGCCGTTCGGAGCGTCAGTCAGCAGGAACCAGCCGTTCGTGTCGGTCAGGAACATGTTAACGCGATGACCCTGCGGAACCGCAGAGTTGTTGTAAATCGCGTTAATATCATTGTTCGCCGTGTCGACGCGGAACTGCGACTGGAGCAGGCGGGTAGCCGTCCACTGCAGTTCTGCCGGAACGATCAGCTTCGTCGGCTTCGTCATGATGCGGAGGCCCGCAGCATCACGGAAGCGCTGAACGCCAACGATGGCGTCCTGAAGCGAGGTTTCGTTCAGGTCAGCTTGGACCGTGAAGGTGTTCGCAACCGTGCCGTTGTCGATGGGGTGAGCCGTCGAGAACAGCGGCTGACCATCACCAATCGGGAAGTTCGACGAGAAGCCGTTGTTCAGAACGGACGCGCCGAGAACTTCCTTGGTCTGTTCCATCGACTGGCGAAGAGCCTTCGCCTGCAGCGGGAACGACGATTGATACAGGTTATCCTTGATAGCCTGACGGGTGATGATGAAGCCGATGCTGGTGTAGCGGTTCACGTAGTTCGTGACGAACCGCTGACCCATTTCACCGTAGGCGGTTGAGGCGCCTTCAGCCTTGATCTGAGCCAGACCAAGCAGCTTGACTTCAACTTCGATTTCAACGGCCTTATCGGACGTGTGCTTCTCGAAGATTTCCGACCACTGACCCGGATACATCGGATAGTCGCCGAAAACGGCGGCCAAACCGGGCCGGAGCAGGTCGCGGATTGCGGTGGTATTAATAGCCATTTTTCAAATCTCCCTGCTCGACCGATCAGACGCCGGTCACGCCACCGCGATAAAGCTGGTTATTCATGATAACGAGCCAATTCGCGAAGTTTCCAATCACGTTACCCGGGGTCGGGTCCAGCTGCAGGATCTTGAGGTTCAGCGATGAGGTTGTTGCTTCAGTCGAGTTGTCGAGTGACACAGCCGACTGCCCCGTTGCTGCCGTACCGGCGGTATACAGGAAGTTCGCGTTCAGGCCACGATCAGCCAGAGCCAGCGGGGTACCCGCAGCGCCAGAAGCATTCGTTTCCTGAATGGTGAACACGGTGTTCGGATCGTCAATCACGAGAGCTTCAACGGTCGAGCCGGTGAGAACACCGGGGTTACCCGGCCAGTAGTTCTCAAAACGAACGCGCCCGGTGCTGTCAATGAACTTGACGCCCCAGAAAACGCCGACGATGGCCGAACCTGCAACGCCGACACCAAGGGTGCCGTCCGTGAGGACTGTGACGGGGTCGCCGCGATAAAGCGCAGTCGCGTAAGCGTTAGCAATTTGATACGGGTTGGTCGCGCCAGTCCAAGCAGAGCCATCCAGCTTCTTGACGGGGACGAGCCCCTGAGGCGCATTGGTACCGTAAGCCATACGGAATCTCCATGCTGAAGTTGAGGGTTGGGTTCTGCCGGTACGTAACGGCAATCGGTTCTCAGTCGGTGGGTACGTGACCACCATCGGGGTGCAGGATACGTGACCTGCGTCGATATGTGCGCAAATTACTTCCAAACCAATCAACTGTCAACAACATCAAAAAGGCCCCCGCCCAGTTTCCCGAGCGGGGGCAAGTTGCCACAGCGATAGTAGAACACACCGTGGACCGGAGGTTAGTCCTTGAACGAGGTGACGCGCTCAAACGCCACTCCGCTATCCTTGTCCTCGAAGCGCGGCAGGTTCGGATCGTTCTGCCCGGTCCATGCCACGTCCTGCAGGGTCTCAACATTTTCCAGATCGCGTTCGCGATTACGCTCTTCCACATCGCGGGTGAGGCATTCGCAGAGCATCAGGCCGCCGCGGCGGATAACCATGACTTCCATGCCCTCATAGCCCGGAAGCGGAGGAGGCACCATCTCAGGATGGCGGTTGGCCGGAACCGGCTGCCAACCACGAATCATGCGGTCGGTCATGTTGTCGGGATCCGGCTCGTTCAGAGTCGATTCGCGAACCCAAGCATAGGTCATGCCAGTCGGAATCTTATCCTTCGGGACATAGAGCTTGGAGTTGAAGTGCGTTTCGGGGCGCTTGCGCAGCCCTGCTTCGCGAGATTCGGTAGCACGAGTCGTGCTGATGCGAGAAGAACGGGCCATTGTTATGCTCCCTTACCTTGTTTCATCATGTGGATTGCGTAGTATTTTTCGGCTTCAAGATCGCTCATGCGACCACCGCCCTGCTTTCGGAAGGCGCCTGACTGGGCCATCTGGTGCGCCATGCGACGCTGGTCAGCGGTCAAACGGACGGTCTTCGAGCTCTTCGCAGGCTGACCCGGAGCAGTGCGCTGGACGGGTGCAACATTCGAATCACGGCCCATCTGAGGTGCCTTCTTGCTTGGGGCTGATTGTGCTGAGAACGCATCGGGGAACTCCCGGCGCATATGGCGGTCGATTTCCGTGAAGTAGTCGACGCTGCCAATCTCATCGTCACGACCCTCAGAACGGAAGCGGCGCTCGACACGACGCGCGTAGAGAGTTGCCTCTTCGTGCATCTCAGGGTCAAAATCCTCAGACTTGGGCTGGAACCAAGAGTTCTTCTGGATCCAGCTTGCCGTGCGAGGCTCCAGCGAGATCTGCTGCTGCTGGGGTGCTGCCGGCGCCGCGGGCTGTGCAGGGCGAGCCGCTTTGTTCTGCTGCTCACGCTCCCAGTTCGTGACCGCTTCGAGGTCGTTCATCGTCTTGTTGAACTGATACTGAAGGTCGTCGATCCGCTCGTTGTCCATCATGGAGCGAGCGTCGGCCAGCTTCTGCTTCAGGTCCATCGCCGTGA